CTTTCCCCTCCTGCGCCATCGTTTTAATTCCAATCCGTATTGCCTTTAATGACGGTTCTGTAAGTCTGAAATCCGGGACTTCCTTTCCCTCCTCATCGGTTCGGGTTTTAATCCGTCCATTTTCGTCCCGCTGGAATTCAAGCCCCAACAACTTTCTTTCAAATGCCGGTAAGGATCCGAACTCATCCTGTACCGCTTCGCAGACATTAATGTCACAGCGGATCGGATACTTCTTTCCCTGAAGGATAATTGTATTTAAGTTTTCAAACATAATTCATTCTCCCAATGAAAAAGAGAGTATGCAGTATCTACCACATACTCTCCCTTATTTTTGTTGCACCGGTGCAACTACTCTGTGATATTCAGCGTAGTCTTAATGAAGTTTTCCGCTTCAAGCTCTGTATCAAACACATTGGTGCTCTTCCACTGTGTATCATCCAGTGCAGTAATCGATCCTTCAATTGAAGGAGTCTTAAAGGTGATGTTTTCACCCTTAGTCTCATATTCCATTGCTGCTTCCGTGAACTTCGACTTGTATACAACAATCGCCACATACTGTTTCTCACCATCCAGCATTTCTTCCATGCAGAAGCCAACACCGACATAGTTCGCGTTATCCCCCGTCTTATATTTTACGGTCTTTCCATCCTCTGACACTTCATGTGAGAATACAACTCCCTGTGCCTCCTTTGGAAGCCGGTCTGTACCCAGCTTGATGGTTCCGTCCTTGAACTCCCTGGCATATTCGGAAAGAATATTATCAGCATAAAGCTTTGCTTCGTTGTAGTTTGGCGTGACATTCACGGCGATTGCTTTACCACACTTAAATCCATTTTCATATACCGGAGTGGTTACTCCACCCGTAGTTGTCTGTGACTTTAACTTTGCAATATAAGGTTTTGCTAATCCAATATAAGCCATCTTTTTATTCCTCCTGTCTTCCTTCTAACCACGAAACAGAAAAGATGGTCTGTCTCGTATTCTCTGTTCCTGTTAACTCATCACCCAGAAAACTCCTGATCGATGATACAATAAATCCGGCTTTTTCCAGTGTGTTGCGTATGATCTTCTTTGTTTGCAGATAATCAAATTCTTTCGGTGAAAACAGCTGGATCTGTAGGTCTGTTTCATCTGCCAGAACCTCATTATCTCCATGAAATGCCGGACGTTCATCTTCATAGGTAAATATAATGTATATCTCACTTTTCCCATCATCATTACGGTCCTGATCCACTGGTAACCCCGTTGCATTTCCCAAAAGATCTATGATCCGTTCATTCAGCGTCATAGCGAATCCACCTTTCTGTCAAATGTGTCCTGCAGAATCTTATGTATCTCATTCTCCGCAGCATTACGGGCCGGCACAATAAACGGCTGTGCAGGACGTCCTTTGTATCCGTATTCCTTCCAGATCGCCTTCAATGCGTTACTTACCGGATAAGTCCTAAGTGCATTGACGCTCTTTCCGCTCTTCCGGTGGAATTTCTTCACCTTGGAATATCCACGCGGTCCCACATTAACAATCACGGCTCCATCTTTGGTTGTTCGAATTTTTGATGCACTAATAGAATCAATCATTTCAGAATCGCCCTCATGCCATATACACGCTCTTGCTGCTTTTTTCATTTCTTTTTCAAGAATAGGTGCAGCTTTTTGCACTCCTTCAACAGCAATATCATGAAACTCCATATTCCATAAGCTCTCAAAATCATCCTCATAACATGACATCTGCGCCATTACTCAACCTCCTCACAGGTGATTTCCATGGAATCAATACTTTTACAATAGGTGCGTCCGATTCTATATTCGGTACCTTCATAAATCACCCTGGATGGCCGGTATGTTTTGTTGTCCTTAACAATACATCCCATCTGATAATCCTCCGGGTGAACGTCAAAGATCCGGGAGGTTTTCACCCCTGCCCGCAACGCATCATAATATTCCGTCCTTCCTACCGATTTGACCTCTGCAAATATTTCATTTTCCTGGCATTCTTCTCCAGTCTCAAAGCCGTTCCGGTTCCTGATTCTTCCGGTAACTGTAATTAACTTAATCAGCTCGTTTCTCACGATATTCACCATCCAGACTTAAGGCATCCCGAAGACCTTCATAGCTCCTGCGATATTGCTCACCTTTGCCCTGAAAGTCCTCCTCTGACTTCACGTATAATTCCAACGCTTTATAAAGCAGTGCATCCTCCCGGAGTTCACCATTCACATTCAATGCCACAATCCCCACTCTTCGCAGATCAAGAGCTCCTGCTTCAATGTCTGCCTGAATTGTGCCATCCAGTTTCTCATTCTTTATCCGAATGGAGTCCTTCACCTGTTTCAGTAACTTCTCCGGTACTTTCATCACTGCTCACCACTTTCTTTCTGGAAACGGCTTTTCTTGACTGGGTTGCCGTCTCATTAGTTACTTTTTTTTTACCATCATGACAACCATAGAATTCAGATCTACCGGCTTACCGTCTGCAAGCATGACTGCTTTCTTGATCTGATCATCGTTATCATGGTCTTCATACTCCTTCATGCCGATCCGCAGGTTGGTGTTCAGCATATAATCTGCGAAATTGAACATCACTGCAAACTTGGTATCTGCAGATACTGTAGCCGGGAATGCAGGCACATACTCTGTAAAGTTAACCTTTCTTCCGAGGATGGTGTACTCCGGTTTTCCTGCGATTCCCATGGACACTCTGGCAATCGGCTGGCCATTGCTGTCCTTCAGTCCAAGGAACTTGGTAAAGAAGGTCTTCTTGCGCATATACCACTCGGTACCATTGCTGTATTCATCTGGAAGAGCTGCTTCTGCAGCAAGGAAATCATCATAAGTCGGATCGGATCCTTCTGCGATTTCTACCGTCTGACCTTCCGGTGCATCCTTTGTAAGAATTCCCTCCGGCATATTTCCGGTGTTTCCTGTTCCATTGAATGATGCAGACTCGATTGCCTTTACAATTGCATCTGCAATATTCTTAGCCAGTGTGGCTTCGAAGATTTCCAGTGTCACATTATCCACTGCAATAGAGCACGCTACAACGCAGCGTAATTTGTGATAGGAAAACGTAATGGATCCTAAGGTTTTCTTCTGTTTGTCAGAAGTTCCTCTTTCCGAGGTCCATGTAGCCACCGGCTTTGCGGTTGAAGTCGGAATGCTTACACCGCCCTTGTAAAAGGTCTTCGTCATCTTGGCATAAATACCACCAACCGTTTCCAGCTTCTCAATAATCTTATTGAGAATTGTATTCGGAATCACGGCTCCTACATCTGTTGATGTGGTGACTTCATCCTGATTGCTCATTTTAATCGGCGTACCATTCATAACATAATTCATGAACTGGTTTCTGTACTCCAGCTGATCATCCTGCTGATTTACAATCACATTTACTGCCCCTTCTACACCTACGTCAGATAAAGGCGGCTTTACTGCACCTTTCATAGCTTCTACAGCTGCTTTTCTCTCCTTGAATTCATCAAACTGCCTGTCCAGGTCCTCCACTTCCTTAACAGCAGCATTGTAATCCTCGGTTTTTCCCTCATTCATGGCTGTTTCAGCCTTAACAATGAGTGCGTCTCTCTGTGCTTTGTACTCCTCATAGTTCTTAAACATCGTTCGCTTCTCCTTTCAGCTTCAAAATTGTTAAGTTTTGCTGCATCCTCCGTCTATCCTTCTCTCCCTGATCCGGATTCATAAATGCCGCTCTTACCTTTTGTTTCACCTCGTTGCTCAGCACCATAGCAACGGAGTTGTGATATGTAACCGGAGCATCAAAAACCCCATTATCACCAATAATCTCATCCACAAAGCCGTATTTCTTTGCTTTTTCTGCATCCATCCAGGTCTCTTCATTCATCAGGCTTAATAATTCTTCATTCGTCATGCCGGTTTTCAGCCGGTACACGTTAGAAATGGCTTTATTTGCCACTTTCAAAGTCTCCGATGCATGATCCATATCCCGGTAATCCCCTCTTGCGGCACAGGATACATTGTGAATCATGTACTGAATCCCCGGATTTGCCTGAACCACATTGGCAGCACATGCTATTACTGTTGCGATGGATGCACATATTCCCGTAATCACTGCCGTTGTCTTGCCCTGATAGGAATGAATCAGATCATAAATCTCATTCCCGGAAAACACATCCCCACCCCCGGAATTAATCTTAATCACGATATCATCACCTGCTGCCTCATCCAACTCTTTCGCTATATCGTTTGGACAGGTAGCATCATACCCCAAATATTCATAGATCCACTTATCATCATTTGATACAATGGTTCCCTTGATATTTATAATTTTCATGAGTTACCTCCTGTCGTTCTCTCTTCCGTATCTTTTCTTAACAACGGAAGATCGCCTCCATCCAACGGTTCCAGATTAAAGTATCTTCTTACCTCATTCGGTGTCATAATTCCACGATCCACGAATCCTACTAAGTTCAGCTTAGTTGACATGGAAGCAAAGGTAAGCGCGCTGGATTCAAATATAATCTTATTTCCACATCCTCTCTCCCTTCTGGAAAAGAGTTTTCTGGTATATTCATTGCTCATCTGCATTACAACAGGCTCAATGCAGGCTTCATAATAAGATATCCATTCATCCTCGTTATAGTTGGATGTTACAATCTTTTTATTGGTATTGAAAAAAGCATAAATACGTTCTGTCTGTCGATCCGTCTGAGCAGCATTTGGCACATAATCTTTATTGTCCACCTGAATGATCTCTGCCTTGGAGTCAACTGCTGCCACACCCATCCTGTTATTGGAAATGGATAAATAATTATCAGCAAACTCCTGTGCTTTTACTTTCAAATCATCATCCCTAAGGCTTGATGTGAACTTCAGCAGCCACTTAATAACTGCAGAGTTCTTGATTGCATTTCCAATCCCCTGATCAATAATTGATACCGTGTTCATCAACTGCGTTAAGGCCTGTTGCGGTGATTCCCCAAATACGTCATTATCGAAGTAATCATCCCGAAGTTGAATAATATCCTCATATGGAAATTCACTGTATTTTCCGTTGATGTAGTAGAATTTCAACATCATCTGACCGGTTGCTTTGTTCAGCTTAAATTCCACGGAAGCGCACGGAATCGGATATAATCCAATCGGTGTTCCATAAGGATCACGCAGAATCAAAACAAACGCATTTCCATTTAATGCAAGCTGGTTGGCCACTTTTTCCTGCATCATCTGACCACTCATCAGTGCATTAGGCTCTTCCAGAAGAAACCGGATAGATACAAGCGGATTTACCTCGATTTTGGTTTCCTTTTCTTTCATAGTTTCCCGGATATGTTTTGCCACACACTTACCGATTGCTTTCGTCTTGGGTTTTATGCAGGCTCTTACAATGTCCGACTGATATAATTTCCCATTCCATGAATAGAACCCTTTTCCACAGTCCTGAATCATGGTAATTACCGAGGATTTCAGATCACTATTTGAATTTTTACTGTCTGTTTTGTTGAATAATCCCATCTTATTCCTCACTTAAATCAATGACTCATATTCTTCCAGATTGTCTTCCAGAACCACGTAGGCATCCAGCAGACTTGCCATTCCGTCAATCCTTCGTGTTCCCTGATTTCCTTTGCATGGTTGAATATTGTCGTTCTTGTCCACATCCACCGAAGTGTTGGTAAGACACCACTTCAGAATTGGATTGTCATTATAAACAATTCTTTTTGCTTCCAAATCAGCCCCCAGGGACTTCATCGGAGCAGATAATGTCTTCTTTCCCTGAATCACCGGCACCATTACCGATTTTCCCAAGGCCTGTGTCATGGATTCCACAAAATAAGTGGCACTCCATGAGTCATATCCGCACTTGAAAAGATAAATATCATAAGTTTCCTGCACTTCCAGAAACCATTCTTCCACATACTTGTAATGAACCTTATTACCCGGACAGGTCCTCAATAATCCCCCGTCTCTCCAGACATCATACGAGATCTTATCTTCCTGTACTCTCTTTTCAAGTAGGTCTTCCGGAAGCCAGTACATCTGCAATACATAAATCTTGTCAGAACCCGGCACCTTGAAAATGACCGTTGCACAGGTAAGGTCTGTTGTGCTGGATAAGTCGCAGCCCCCGATTCCATATCTTGGTTTCAGTTCCTGAATATCAAAGCATTCCCTGTTATCCAGCTGTTCAAAGGTAAGCCATGCTTCCGAAGAAGTTTCCCGTATGTTAAACTCCTTACATACAAGATTCTTTACAAGTGCCGGATTCTGCTTTGCTTTCTCAACCTTTGCTCTTAATGCAGATTCGTTCTTTATCGTTCCAAGACCCGGATTCGCCTTTTTCCAGCATTTTTCGTCTGTCCATTCCTTCCGGTTATCCAGTTCATAAATGAAAACCAGTAAATGGTCATCATGGTAACCGTTCGGATCAAAGAAACCATTAATCAGACGTTCTGCTTCATCGTATTTCTGATCGTATATGTCTTTTCTCACCGTTCCGGCGGTTGATGTAATCAAAATCATAGGCTGCTCACGTGCCGTAACACCGTCTGCCATGATGTCATATAGAGCCCGGCCATTCTTCCACTGGTGAATTTCATCCATCAAACATCCATGGACATTCAAACCATCCATGGTGTCTGAATCAGAAGCCAATGGCTTAAACGAACCTTCGTTAAATTCTTCTGACGAAAGTTCAGCAACCAGAGGCTTAATCCGCCTCAGTAAAGATGGACTTTTCTTTACCATTCGCTTGGATTCCTGCCAGATAATCTTTGCCTGATCTCTCTTTGTCGCCACTGCATACACTTCCGGTCCCGGTTCACCATCACCTACCAGCAAATACAAGCCGGTTCCTGATGCAATCAGCGATTTTCCATTTTTCTTACCGACAATCAGAATGACTTCCCGGTACTTTCGCAAACCATCAATATCCACAAAGCCAAATGCTGCGGCCAGCATTGCCTTCTCCCATAATTCCAGGACAACTCGTTTTCCACCCTGTTTACCTTTGGAGTGCCTGCAATAGTTTTCAAAGAATTCAATCACATGGTTTGCTCTTTTATTCGAATAGAAATACTCTCCTGGATGATCCAGATCGTATATCAGCTTCTTGTACTGCAGATATACTTTTCTGCTAACTACCTCTTCCCCGGACTCTATTTTTCCCCAGTAGTTGCGAATCGGATTGTAATCATCCGGATATTTCACCCATTTCATTCATCATCCCTGCCCCAGACGAAGCCCTCAAAGCCATCCTCATCAGCTCCCATCTTAGGTGGAGTTTTTGGCAGACAATCCAATAAAATTTTCATTGCCTGAGTGCTCTTCTGGGATAATTGCAGGTATGTTTGCGCGTCCGGGCTCTGCTTTTCTCCCCACTGGTCTTTCCCATTCTGATATTCAATGGTCGTTCCGTTTTCTATGATGGATTCCCGTAAATCCTCCATCGTAATATTCATGAAAGCGATATCATTAATCGTAGATATCACTAGGTTTTTCTTATTCAAATCAATGTCTTTGAAGATCTTTTTTAAGCGGCTTACCTCTTTCCTGATCCTCTTTTGTTTCTGCAAATAATCCGCATTTTCAGCGGCTTCTTCTACTTCTTTTATCCTCTTCCGGTCTGCCATAACCACACCCCCCTAATGCGCGACCTGTGTTTTAAACGAATCTGGGCTGTCGGTCTTTTCAATTCAAATCACCATGGACTCTTACGGGGGGAGTCTACGTCCCGCAAGCTGATCGGCTGCCCAGTATCATCAAAGATGCAAAGCGGTTTTACTCTGCCATGCCCTATTCCATGACCTTCATATTGATCATGACATGCCTTGCATACATACATCATGTTCCTATGGTTCAATGCGATCTCCGCATCGTGTATGTTATCTTCTGTCAGCGTGATCTTGTGATGCACTATATAACCCTGCTCCTGGTGGCACTCCATACACACACCTCCATCAATCCTCAATCGTTCCTGAATGAATGAGTCGCGGCATCTTTTCCACGCTTTGGAATTGTAAAATTTCTTTGCAAATTCTTTTGCCATTTTCACATAATAAAAGGGCCAAACCGCACAGGTTAAGCCCTTCATTCCCTCGTTTTCAATTTATCACACTACCAATATAGCACAGTCAATGACGTGAAATCGTGCCATCTTTATTCTATCTTTCCTATGTACCTTCCAACACGCTCAATCATCCGATACACGATTCTCTTCATCTGCCGCTCTGAATATCCTGTGTTTCCCATTTTCAAGTATGGTATCTTCTTCGCTTTATTAGACCAGAAGCGTGCCTTGATAATTCTCTGTTCCGTCTCTGTCAGAGAATTGTATGCCATCTCCACTCCCTCAACCTCTTTCTTCAGTTGCTTATAGTATTCTGACGTAGCCAGCTTTAATGCCTTTGCTTCCGTACATGACTGCGGCTTAGTATAGTCCTCCTGCATCTCCCCGGCAAATTCCGGCTTACAACTGGCTTCTACGATCTCTCTCGTATAATCCTCCAGCTTTCTCTTGTTTTCCGGATACATCTGAATCACAATCTCAATCGTTCTCCAGATCTTGTTATTCACTCTTGAATACATAACATCCTCCTTCTCATCAAACACTCGCAACGTATTTATTAAAAATGTCTACCGTATGCTGCTTTCCCATGTATGTATAGAATCTTCCGGCTGTACTGCGCTCTTTATGTCCCAGATACTCCCCGGCATCGTGAACGGATCCCCCGCGCCGGATCACGTTCGTTGCTGTGGTCTTTCGGAACAAATGAGGATATACCCTGCGTTCCATGCCGGCACGCTCCCGGATCACTCCAATGGAATTCCGGATACTGGCTCTTGCAAGACCTTTGTGAACATCCCCACGGTCACAGGTAAATAACGGCTCTGTGCTCCCGAATGATACCTGTTTGCTTTCCACATACTCGGTCAGATACTTCATTGCCACACTGTCAAGACATGCAGTACGGTATTTCCGCCCCTTTTCTCCATAGACATTCACTTCCCCGGATCTCCAGTCCACATCACAGACACGTACCTGCTCCGCTTCTCCAACACGAACCGCTGTTGATCGAAGGAACTCGATTAATGCCCGATCTCTCGGAGTACGGCATCCGGTCTTAAGCTGTTCCATTTCTTCCGGCTCCATATGGTCGATCGGCTTCTCAATGATCTTGTATGGTTCGATCTCATCACATGGGTTTTCTACGATTAGGTGACTCTTGCGCATCCAGGTGAAGAAAGCAGACAGACATCTGCGCTGGCCGTCAAGTGATACTTCCGTATTATCCTTTCGGATTGAAGAAAGATAAAGCTCCACATCCATACTAATTACTTTTATGAACGGTTTATGACAGAACTCTGTAAAATGTCTTAAGACATCCCCATACCTTGCAACCGTCTTTGCCGACAATTTTGGTGCTTTCTTTACCTGAAACAGCTCCCATACATAAGCGTTGCTGTCTTCTATGGTTGCCGGAAGTGTTTCCAACACTACCACCTCGACTGCTGCCAGCTCGCCTGATAAAACTTCGCCGAGAATATCCATAGTCTGGCTGTTAACATGGTTTCTCATTTTTACTAATACGTTGTTTTTTAACTGTTCTTTTGCTGTCATATCGGTTTCCTCCACAATTTCTTGCTTAAGAACTCCGTATGTGCTATACTGTCCTTAAGCATAAAGCGGTAGATGTTACTTTGGTCGGTAGGTCTACCGCTATTTTCTTGTTACAGATCATTGACAAATTTTCCCATCAATGATATTATTGATTCATCCCAAACAAGCGTTCTGTTGTGGATTCGTCCCGGCAGGACGCTTTGTTACTGTTCATTCTCAGACAATGAATTGAGTTTATTAATTATCAGATCAATCCTTTCATCTATTTCCAATACCACATCAACCAATGCTTGCATCTGATATAGCTCCATGATATTAGTCTCTTGTTCTGAGAATCTTCTTAGTATTTCTATCTTTGTTTTATTCATACCGTTTCTCCACTAAATTTCAGTTTACTCAAACCTCTTATCATACTTTTTATCTTCGATAAGATCAGAATCCGTGTAATTATCAAGGCATTTCTCATACTTTCCTTCCTGCTTTGTAATACAGGAATAAGTTTCATATGGATTCGGAAGGTTATGCTTTTTACAACAGTCGTAACAAATCACAAAACTCCTTGCCATTTCACTTGTACCATATGGCTTATTGTCGGTATGATACCTTGCAAAATTCTGAAAAGGTGTCATTGATAATAAAGTTGCTGTTCTGTCACAATCTTTTCCACAAAAATCACATATTGCATGAATCATATATTTTACCTCTCCTAAACTTTAATTTACATAAAATATTTCAGCCATTTTCATTCTGTTTTCATAATCTTCATTGGCTTTCTTAATATCCTGTGCACGGCAGATTGCTGCATAATCTCTCAAATTATGTAAAGCAATTCGCTTCGCCTTACTTGGCTTTGGACTTTTTCCGCTCACAATATCATTTAAACCCTGACGTGACAGTTCTGTTATCCTGCACATCTCTTCTACCGAAACGCCGAATTTATTTGCAAATTCTTTCGCTTTCATATTGTTTTTATCCTTTCTCTTAATTCTAATATTGTAAACATTGGTGGATTCAGCTTTTCAGAATACCAACTAATCATATTAGGATATCCTATTCTGCTCCAATCTTTATACCATTTATAAAGTGCGTACCATGCCATGTTTTTTACCTTTAAATTCTAAGTTTCAACTATTTCCATTTTGGATATAGTTCAGTTTAATGCCCCACCGGAACATACTCTTTACACATTCCGTTTTCATCTTCGTTGTCATCAATGTTGCACCTTTGCAGTTTCCTACAGTTAAAACACTGATTACATCTCTCTGCTTCATGCGGATTAGCTTTCAAATATTCAAGCAATCCTTCTAGGTCTTTTTTATCAAGTCTCATGTCGCTGACCTCTTTTAAATTCTAATTTTCTGTATAATAGTCACAATCACCAGAACAGTACTGTTCTCCAATCGGACACATATTTATATTAAGTGGGTTTCGCTCTGCATCATCTGCACAGCATTTAGCCGTTTCCGGCAATATGTCAATTTCGACTCCATCTCTGTATATTTCCATTCTATTTACCTCTCTTAAATTTCAATTTACAACATTACCAGTTCACTCTTATTGATAAGCGTACTGGCAATGCTTCTTGTTACATGCGTCATAATTTCAGCCTGTGAATGATTTTCTGCAGCATACTTTCTAACAGAATCCAAATCATAAGAAAACCCAGCATCATCAAGGTACTGTCTGATAAACCGCTCATTATCTTCTGATGAAAGCCGATGCAATTCGTGCTTTTCTGTAAATCTACGCTTCACCGCAGTATCAACATCATCAATGAGGTTTGTTGCGGCGATTATTACATGGTCGTTAGTAACTGCATCTAACAGTTGTAACAAGCATGTTGTACTTCTGGAAACCTCTGCACTCGCTCCTCCTCCATCATATTTCCTCTTTACTGCCAAGCTGTCGATTTCATCCAACATTACAACGCATTGTTGCTGATTGATATAATTGAACAGATTCGTAAGATTCTTCGCTGTACCTCCAAGATAACTGTCAAGCATACGTGATAAATTTACATACAGATACGGAAGTCCCAGTTTATATGCTACATATCTAGAAAAAGCCGTCTTTCCGACTCCACTCTCGCCATAGAGCAATGTTGCATTCAGATACGGGATCTGTTTCTCCATAAGCTGTAAACTCACATCGTTCATATTTTTGATCAGTTCGAACAATTCCTTTTCTTCGTTTGTCAAGTAATATCTGTTTTCCAAATATGTATTTGTCAGATCTTCCATCGTTGCAAAACTGGAAACATTTGCTGGTAGCTCCATAAGATTCATTCCACCAGATCGTAACAGACTCTGATATTTAGTGACTGCATAGTGATTCTTCTGAGTTGTATCTTCCGCACAGCAGCAAAGAGCTGCATCTTTGGCTTTTTGTATATTGTTTTCGGCAACATATCGTACCAAAGCAAGCTGATTCCTCGTCATTCCCATAATTTATTTCCTCCACTAAACTTTAATTTACCTTGTTATTTCATCCAGACAGGCATTCCATCCCTACACCACCCACCTACAGCTTACGCATTTCTTCTTCAGATACCCGTTCGGAAGGTATTCTGCTTTGCAGCATTCTTTCTCTCCGTCTTTCACATAACAGATGCGTTTCTTTCCATTGGCCAACTGCTGCCATTCCGAAGCCTTGCGGTAATTCCGTGGCGCCCGGATGGATCCCATCATCATGGTGCTTTCTTTCTGCTGCATCTGTGCATAGGTCAGGCCTGCTGCCTCACAGGCTTTGTTATATTCCATCAATTTATTATTCTTCTTTGCCATGATTCTCCTTTCCGGGAAGCTGTGGGGGACAGCTCCCCATATGGTTTTTCCGTGATATGTATACCAAAAGGCTTGTTGTAGCCACTATGGCCTAATTCCACTTACTGTATGTAAGTTTGGTCTTGTCCCAGTCCGGATACCTGCTTTTTAAATACTCTTCGAACCGGTCAAGGAGCTGCTGCCGCATTCCCTTATTCCCATTGTCCAGGATGGAATGATGGTACCGGCACCCAATGGCTCCGTTACGCTCCACGCCTAATCCTAATGCACTTTTTGGAATAAAATGCATGTAATCTTTCACTTGCAGATCCAGCCAGGTAGCTCCCTCTGCCGGTATGCCCATATTGCAGAAGATACACTGTCCATGATCCCGGATCGCAATCTTCTGTTTCTCTTTCTCACTGAACTGGAGCTTTCTGGTGTAGCTATGAGGGTTCTTTTTCGCCATTCTTGACAATCCCCCTTAATTCAAATAGCAGGTTATACATTTCCAGGGCTTTTCCATAGGCTGCATCGATCTGATCCAGCGTTGGGAGTTCCTTATCCCATTCCCATAAATCCAGTTCCTTATATCCGTCCTGGATTTCTTTTACCTTCAGAAGCGCAGCATCTCTCCAAGCATCACATCCTGCACTTCCCGGCTCCGCTTCCACCTCAATATCCTCATCAGGATCACATACCGGAATTTCATTACCAGGAACTGCAGCTTCTTCCTGATCTTCGCTCTCCTGTTCCATTGGCTCGATCGGTTCTGTGAATTCTTCCGGTATCTCTTCCTGCACTGGTTCTGATACAGTTTCCGGCTTTGATTCCTGTACCGGTAATTTCTCCGGTTCTTTCTTCTCTTCATGCGGCTTCTCCTTTTTCGGTGGCGGTGTAATCACCCTGGATGGCTTCTTTACCGAGTCTTTATGCGGTTTTTGCGGTTGCACCGGTGCAATTTCTTCTTTTTTTACCGGAAACGTCTCTCCATAATGTCTTTCCCACCATTTTTCTACCGGTTCCCCGATCGACATATCCGGACAGATCACCTCCGAGATGGCTTCCGTCAGCTGATCCCAGCTGTAATACTCCTTTTCAAGACTTCGCATATTGAGGATCGTAATATCTGTTGTTGCGCCCTTGATCACCATGGCAAGCCTTCCCACACCCTGAATACGTGCCGTGTAGGTGACTTCTCCGCTCGGTGCCAGTGCTTCATAATATTTCTTCTTCCGTTCTTCCTGATAGCCTTTGATGCTGTACAGGACTGCTGCCATATCCGGATAATCATGAATGACCTGATCCAGTGTCTTGCCGAGTAAATTCAACGTTTTCTGGGCTTCTTTCTCCCCCTCTATCATCACTTCAATGTCAGATACCTTCTGTTCTTCCTTGTATTCGTCCTGAATGGTCTCAATTTCCCTTTTGCTGTAGCTTGCCGGGATCTCTTCCCGGATCTCTTCCGGAAGCGTCAGCATCACTGCCAGTTTGGCATATCCATATCCCTGATACTGTGTCTGCAGCCTGTCCGAATAACCGTTTTCCGCAAAAGTATCATTGATATTGATAAACCGGCTTACCTGGGATTTATCCAGATGGTAAATGCTTTCTGCAAACTCATTTACATTTGCATATCCGCTCTCCTTAAGGATATCTGTGTCCCTTGCGATCTTCAGCAGGTACCCGATCCGCACAAAACTCTCTGCCGCACGGTTCATCTCGGTATCGACTGCTGCCTTATAATCCTGATAAGATGCAAACTGATTGTTTAAGTCCAGTACATCTCCTGTTACATTTTCTATATTTTCCATGATTTCCTCCTACATTGCTTTCATAAAGTCTGCTTCCAGCACATCTGCAAGCAGCTTCCCGGCTAATGGTCCATGCCATACTCTGTTTCCGTCTTTCCGGAGTTTCTTATAGTTTTCCTGCCGAAGCATATCTGCCCTTTTTCCAAGTTCCACTTCTTCTTTTGTCAGCTGTTTTTTAAAGTACTGCTGCCATTTTGTCAAAAACGGAAGTGCTTTCTGAAAGTCCTCATTCTGTTTGTCCCCTGTAGTCCTCTTCTGTCTTATATTTCCGGATGGTTCTACCTCCAATGTGTACCACGGCATCTTAGGATCACTTTTCTTTCGCAAAAAGAACAAATAAGACTCATCATTCTGTATTCTTGAAAAATAATAATCACATGTATGGACACAATGTCTTAAGATCACTCCTTCTTCTACGATATCTGCAATCTTCTCAGGAACTACAACGCAATACTGACCGTTCTGAAATTCAAACTTTTTCAATTTTGGAAGCTGCCCATTCACTTTCGGCCATTTCTTTTCCAATTCATGCGCCTGCTTTTCGATACCTTTCTGCTCTCTCAGCCGAACCAGATCATCATGTGCCTGCTTTAAATCTTTGGGTTTCGCAATCTGTTCTTCTTCGGTATTCATCTTCATTCCTTTTGCCATATTTATATAATCCTGCCATGTAATCAGTACCTGTGACAGATCCTCTCCCATGATCCTGGACTGCTTTTTCATATAACCATAGATCCGTGTATAGCTTTTTTCCTGTTGAAAACTGAAATCTGTACATGTGATCTCGTTTTTTCCAAAATCCTGAATCATTTCATCCGGCCAGATTGTATCTCTGGTCTTTTCCATCTGCATCCATTCAAGGGAATATGCTCCTGCATCCATAGCTTTCAGCCTTTTTAATCTGGCTTTGTCAATAGACAGCATTTTTGTCATCTCTGTCTCGTTCTCATTTATCAGGGCATCTACATTATCATGATTCTCGGCTATAATATCCTTTGCCAGCCGAAACATTCCGATTCTTGCAAGTTTTTCTATTACTGGCATATTCTTTTCCATCTCTATATAGTTCGTTACGGATGTTGGAAGCTCCGGCCACAAATCCAAAGCACTGTATTTGATAAAGGTGCTCTTTTTCAGACTATACAAATTCTTTCTGTACAGCTTTATCATACGTTTCCAGTAATAAGTACGCTTTGCAGGGCGATAGTCTTTCGTTGAAAATGTGTCACGAATCCACCTGTGATACTTATTTTTGTAAAATCCCCAAAAATATCTTTTTATTTCTCCATTTTCATAGATCAGTGTTCTCTCCGCCTCATGCATATAAATATTAGGTTCTTTATAATCCTTACACCGGTATCCCTGACTCTGTCTAAATCTCCGGATCACAATACCATCCGGAATTTTCTGCATAATTTCCGCTTCATAATCATCTATGCTTAAGGTCTTTATTTTTCCGCTTGCTTTAAAAACCGCTTTCACCTTGCAGGAGGGGCATTTTGTTTCCTTTCCATGCTTTGGATCTCGGATTGACACCATTTTCTTGCACCTGGAGCAGTAACCCTTCTTTACTCCATTCCTTGCATATTCATAAATGATATAAAAATCATGACAGGCTTCTTTTCTCATCCATTCCTTAAAACCCTTCGGCAGCTTTGGTACTAGCTTCATTTCCTGATCCCACGGTGCCTGCTCTTTCTGTTCTTTCCGTTTCGTTGCTTTGTCTTTCTGGTCCTGCTGCCATGCCTGCAATCTTTTTATCCCTTTGTAATTCCGGCAATCCTCTTCCAATCGAAGTGCGTTTATGGTTTCCCTCCCATCCTTTGTAATAAAACATTTCGTACCTTCTTTTCCGTAATACCATGGAATCCCCTCGAGATTTTTCACCATTGAAGCAAGCCATCGAACTTCTTTTCCTTCTGCATCAAGCTCTCTTGTAATATATTCTTGTCCTTCTACATTCAGAAAAATCTCATAACGTGGGGTTTTAATATCGCTCCGCATATCTTCCGGAAGAAATACTGCAATCTTTATATACTGCTTCAGATTCTGGACGCGCATTAAAACATCATACTCCGGGATGATTACATGCCGCTTTTTTCCTGTCCAAAGCATCTCATCCTTCTCTGTGTACTTCTTCCCTTTCTGCATCATCTCTTTTGTTGCCTGGAGCGCCCGCAGTTTTCTTAATTCATTTTTCTGCATCTGACCTTTCTCCCCTCCACGTTGTAATACATTCCGGGCAGATACTCTGATCCATCAATTTTGTAAGCTCCTGCTGCCACAATTTCCCCGGACTGTTCTTTCAAAAGAAAAATCGTTGCTCCCAGACCACCTGCTGCCCTTGGATCCTTCCCTCTCACCACTACAATTCCTTCTTGCTTTGCTTCACCTGTATTTCTGCATACTTCCGTGGAATAGGCTCGTTCCGGATGGCTTCTCATCCACTCACACTCCAACGCTCCCAACTGTTCTAGTGAAATCTCTTTCAGGATCTTTATTTCTGAGCAGGATATCCGTTCATTTCCGTCCTCGTGAACGTCCCCCAGTGCTTCAACGATGCAATATCTTCCATTCTTGTACCACTGCAGCACCTCGATCGGTTCTTCCACACAATGGAATCCAGTACTTGCACACTCTGCCTGTTTTTCTTTATAAGTCTGTCCCACTTGATACTGAAAAGTTCCCTTTCCCTTAGTACAGGCAAGATTCTTATTAAATCCTTTATAAGCAATCACATCCATCACCTCCCCAGATAATACTTCGTAATGACCTTCTTGGCGGTACCCATTCCGGGGATTCCAAGTGTCACTCTCGGATCCTTTACGCCCGCTTCCTTTAATACTTCCTTGTTCACTGGGTTTTGATGCTCCCAAGACCACTTTAGAAGTGCCGCAATACATCCCTGCAGGCTCTTGCCTTTCTTCCGGATGGCTCTCTGCATCTCTTCCTCTTCTTCCATCTTGATCCGGATGTACTCTACCCAGTCCTCCATGATCTCACACACCTTAAGCTCTTTCATTTCCACTTCCAGCTTGTTCCATGCAGCCGTGTAAGTGTTTGCTAGCTCCGGATAGATTCCATCAATGTAGTCCTGTACATCGTCTTCATCGAAGCCGTTCTCCTTCGCCATTTCCCTAAGTCCTTCCAGATCTCCTTCTTCCAAAAGACCTGCTGCCGTTTCGTTTATTTCTTCTGCGGAATCAAATTCTCCAAATTTATCAAACATCCTCATTTACCTCCTTCAACAACTCTTTCTGCACCTGCTCCTGCATATACTGCCGGTAGGAATGGTCCGTATCCTCTACCGTAACGCAATGATTCCTGATCTGTTCGGTCACCTGCTGCCACAGATCTGCATTCTTTACAGGGGCATTTTTCGCCGTTCTCCATCCGTTCTTTTCCCACATCGGTAGGTAGTGATTCTGCATCACTCCTAAAACGTGTCCGCATTGAGTAAATACTCGGACGGAACACGATTTTGTCAGTCTTCCAAATGCACATAATAACAGTTCTAACGTTATCGTATTATTGGTAATGTCTTTCTTATGCAGGATCCCGGAGCGTGTAACCGGATTTCCGGTTCTTGTGATGTATTCCAGGAGCCACATTCCGGCGATCTCACACCTTGCCGGACGCTGTGTTGTGGTCTCTATGTAAAGGTTCACTTCCAACTTATCCACCTCCCCGCCGTTGCACCGGTGTAATTCTCATTTCGGTGTATCTTAAGTAGCTCATTCCTGTAAAGCGGTTCACTCCGTAGTGGATGCTGTTCTTATCCACGTAATACCCAGGAGTAGCTTTGATCTCCCCATCCCGGATCAGCCTGGCAATCGTCCACCTGCGGTAGGTCTTCCGCTCCGGTACCGGATCGATCAGGTTCCGGCTGCAGGAATATGTCCGGAACTGCTTTCGCTCTTCTTCCGGGAATAAGGATAACTGCTTCTCACATTCTTCATCCGGTTCTTTCACGATGTAATCTGCCAGATCTTCATACCCGCCTTCTTCATACATTGGTTGCATGTCGATCTTCTTTCCCCATGCATTCCGGATCAGCAGATCCATGTCTGCTCCCCGAATACGGTTTACAATCATATGGATATGTACGCCGCCACGCTTCCCAATCTCCTTCCGTAGAATCCACTTGAACGGTGCCCCTCTTGAACGGTACGCTTTACGGAGTAAATAAAACATTTTATCCAGATCCTTCTTCAGCTCCTCCATGGTCGGCCGGTATCCTCTCGGATATTTCAATGTCACCCAAATACCTTCCTCTTCCGAAAAATTCGCTTTAATCTTCCGTCTTACATGATTACTCCGATTCTGCTGGTTCTGCTTCCGGATCTGCTCCGGTGTGGCTTTCTCCTTCTTCTGTCTCTTCTCTCCCTTTGCTCCATACTTCCCGGCAAACTTGATCTCATATTCTATGCTAGTCGGGAAGGTCCATGTATCTTGCCAGTATGCCATCTACATTCTCCCTAACTTTAATATACTTAGAATGCTAAAAACGGAGGTTAAAACCCCCATTTTTCTTGACATATCCGCCCTGTTTTGCTATACTAAATTCAGTGGTTTAGTGTTCGCGTGAGCGGATATGTCAAGGCGTATGAGTTACAGCTCATGCGTCTTTTTTATATTTCTCCCGGATGCGCTGCATCATCTCACGGTTCTCTTTGTACTGGAGCTTCCGTACCTCACCGTCACACCGGATAATCTCTTCCTCCGGAAATCTTCCCTGCTGAATAATTTCCCCACGGTCACCCCGGATCCCAAACAGCTCATCCAGATCCTTTTCCGGGAACTGGAGGAACAGGGCAACCTTGCGCGCCGTGTCTACCACGTTTCTTGCACGGAACCAGTTCTTTGCACTCATGCTCTGCCGGAACATGACGGGATATTCTTCAAACAGCTTGTCCCTGATCTCCTTTTCGGTCAGCATAAGATCACCCTTTTCCTTCCGCTCTTCTTATTTACAAGCGTGATGGAGTTGTTGTCTTTCTCCTGTACACTCCAGTTCTTCCAGTCGAGGCCTGCTGCCGCAATCTGCTTCTTCTCTTCCAGTACCGGCTTTCTTGGTTGTTTCACTTGACTTTCCTCCTTCTTTTCCCCTATAATATAGACATCACATTCTTTTATATTTTATTTAACCCCTAGAGTCCTGCAGCTTCCCCAAGAAATCGGCAGGGCTCTTTTTTATCCCTCTGCATCAGGGATGACCTGCACATAACAATAATCTCCATACGTATTCACCCATTCCTTACACCGTTCCAGACTGCTCCGGAACACATCAATACTTGTTCCTTCCTGGATACTGCCGATACCGTCCCCGTCCTTATCAATCCCGAAGCCGGTATCCTTCACCTCGAAATACCCGATAAAATTCATGTCCATGTCATACAGGACAACCAGGGCATTCATCCATTCCCTTTTTGCTGCTATGATACCCTCACGGACTTCACTGCCGGATGCCGTAATGCTTCCTTCCGGATAGGTATAACAGGTTACCCGCATCTTCCTTACCGGGTACTTCTCCGATGCTTCAGCCGGCAAGTTCCACAGGATCAGCAGTAACAACATCAACAGCACCAGTAATACCGATATGATTCTCTTTTTCATGCTTTTCTCCTTTCAACTGCCTGATATATTCCCAAATCCGGTCCCTGTCCTGGTTCTTCTGTTCTACTGATCCTTGAATCAGTCCACTTTCTTCGAAGCTCATATACATAACGCTTTTCCTCCACTACCGTTGTATACATATAGATTGCACTGGCGATTGCCAGTATGCCTGATGTGATATATAACTGACTGTCCATTGCTGCAACAGCCATAAGAAATACCACAAACGCAATGCTCTGTTTTAAACGAATCTTTCTCAATGTTCACCCTCCTGCTTGTCCAACGTGCCCTCTATGTGGTGCGCAGAGGGGAGCTGCGCACCTTTTCTGTGTAAAAGGGGAATAAAAGTACTACTGTGGTGCTGTTGTGCACCACACAGAAGGCACGTTTTGCCCTTCCTGTTGTTTTTTTACTCTTTCTGCTTCCTTCAATAACTGCTCCGCTGCACGTCTCAGCTGCGCCTGTCTTCTGGCCCGCTCTTCATCCGTAAGGTCAGGGATATGAACAATGTTTACGCCATTATCAAATTTTTGAATGATTGTCTTTGAATATGTATCCATTTGCTACCCTTTCCTCTTTTTAAGATGATATGTGTTACCGCTTGTACGGCTTTACAAGTTTATGGCCTTACTTCAAAATCTGCAGGTGCTGCAGTATGAAAATATATCTTGTAATGATACGGATCTGTATGTGTTCCAGTTATGTCTTCAATCACATACATGGTATATTCATTCAGATAAATATAATTTTTCTTATATTCATTGGCTCCTGTCTTAACCGTACAAATCAACTCCCCGGACATATTATTGGAAATAGACATGAACCCTTCCGCTTCCATAATGATATTATCCGTTCTGGCGTTGTATACCGTAATCCTGCGTTCTGACTCAAAGTAATCTGCCTGCTTGGAAATGTTGGCATTTACCTTATCTGCCTCACTGCATCCCATCATTGTCAGTGCCATTACAACGGATGCTAATAATGTAAATAATCTTTTTTTCACTCTCTTCCCTCCTTTCTTTTTTTAATTTCCTGTGCTATAATCCCTGTATCACATGCATGGGAGTATCATATGAAAGATATCTTGAAATACTTAACACGTGAAAATATCACATTATGCATTGCAATCTTTGGTGCCATGGGAACTTGCCTCGGTTGGATCATTGGGTTTTTCCGTTCACGAAAAAACATATCTATGCAAATCATTAAAATCTGCGAATTGAATAATACAGTAATTGCATATATGACATTTCAAAATCATTCCCGGCTTCCAATCTCCATTAATAACCTCAATCTCATTATTGATAAAAAATCATATGCCGGCTTTAATGGTCCTCCACATGCTATAACCATTGAGAGAACTCAAAATAATGGTGTCATAGCGACCAAAGAATACATGACTATTTCTTTCCCTATTAATTTGCCTTCACTTTCAGGGACTTCTGGTTATGTCTTTTTTGATATTTCAAAAAAAGCTTCTGAAAATCTTTCCACTCCTTTGACTTTTGAAGTTTCAACCAATCGTGGTAATCCAATTCAAATGAAACTCTCGTTGGAAAAGTGGATTGATTGGGAAAAAATGTTTTAACTACTATTCCATTTTCGATCCGTTCTTTTGGTTCAACGTACTGACATATCTCTTTTGCTTTATTCTCAATTACCTTCAGTTCTTCATATATCCTTTTAAGCACCACTTCACTTCCCTCCTTCCTTTTATATCTCTTGCCTTCCCAAATCTTTTCCTATATACTTATTGCAAAATAACTTATAGGAGGAAAATCATGAAACTCGATCCTAACTGCGTCCGTGATATTCTCATTCTTTGTGAAGACACTCCGTTCTTATCAGAAGATATGACATGGGAACCTGTTTCCCTTTCATATTTCACCGATCACCTTTCTCAATATCCCTGTAATCAAATTGCCTATACTCTCTATCAATTAAACGATGCTGACTATATAAACGCATCTGTGCTAAATGGAGATAATCAACTTATAGATATCTATGTTTATAGGTTGACTTATTCAGGCCACGAACTAATCGATAGTATCCGACCAGCCAAAGTATGGGATAAAATAGATAAAACTATCAGCGAATTAAGTTCCATTTCTCTGCCTGTCTTGCAAGATATCGGGAGCCATTTCCTTATCAATCTCCTTACCAGCCATTAGCTCTATTAGCGAATCAGTGAACATTGTCACATCTGCTTTTAGCTGGTTCGCTTTTTTTTCAAATATTCTCCTTCTGGTTTGTTCATCCAAAAGTCGTGCTTCATATTCCAAGGAAATAAATGCCATTGCTATTTGTGAGCGGATCTCTTTTCTGGCTATCCTGTCAAATTCCTCATCCATAAGATTCGTCATCGTTCTTCCCTCCTTTCTATTAGTCCTCATTTGGTTGCGTTTCCCTCCAATATC